TTAGTTTAATTATGTATTAATAATCAAATATCCTTTCCGATACCTCCATTTTGGAGCCGGATCTTTGGGATTTTGAACCTTAACAGGCGCAAAAATCGACCCGAACGTTCGGACACTCGATCAAAGCCAGATACTTTGAACGATTAATCAAAATGGAGGACATATCAATGTCTAAAAATCTAACCAATGCAGCAGTAATAGCCTTTGACAATGAAGTGAAGCACGAATACCAGGGAATGCAGACTCTTAGGAACTGCGTTTCTTTGCGTACCAATGTAGTTGGAGAGTCTTACAAGTTTACCCGTATGGGTAAGGGACTTGCCAACCAGAAAGCGACCCAGGCAGATGTTACCCCTATGGACATCAGCCATGCACGTCAGACAGCCACCATGGAGAACTGGAACGCTCCAGAGTATACCGATATCTTTGATCAGGCAGAGGTAAACTTTGATGAGAAATCAGAGCTTGCCCAGACCATAGCCAAGGCAATTGGTAGGCGTGAAGATCAGATCTGTATTGATGCAATGACAGCAGTTACCTACGCAGCTACCAACGATTCAAACCCAGATACAGGGCTGGTTCTTGATATCTCTGCATCCAGGAACTTTGATTTCGAGGTAGTGAGAAGGACCTCACAGCACTTTAACGAGATTGAGGCCCCAATGGAAGACAGGTATTTTGTAATACAGGCCAATGTGCTCAATGAGCTGCTTTCAACTGAGCAGGTTACAAGCGCAGATTACGCAACCATTAAGGCTCTCATGAATGGAGATGTCAATCAGTGGATGGGCTTCACCTGGAAAGTGATCGGTGTAAGGGCAGAGGGTGGACTACCTGGGGTCACTGGCGATGAGATCGGCTATGCATTCCATAAGTCAGCTCTTGGTCTTGCAATTGGTATCGACATGAAGACAACTATTGACTGGGTGCCTCAGAAAACATCCTGGCTTGCAAACGGCATGTTCAAGGCCGGAGCAGTAGCAAGGGAGCCCCAGGGCATAGTCAAGGTCATCTACGACGAGACAGCTTAATACAAGATTGGGGCATAGCCTCCACGGGCCTGCCCCAAGGCTTACTCTCTCCCGCGTGGAGGCTATTAACATTAATATAACATCCTAAGGAGGATATATCATGGCTTTTGCAGCAGCTAATTTTCTACCACTTTCCGGCATGGCTAACAGCGATGCACCAAGGCATTTCACCTATAAATCCACAGATGCACACGCTACTATGGTAGCAAGTGGTTATTTTGACAATGTGGCAGATATCTTAAACGTTAATGATATCATTCATGCAGTAGGCGCAACGGGTGGAACACAGACCCTTACGACTATTGTTATTGATGCTATTACAGCAGGTGTTGTAACTGTAGTTTCATCTGTCCAGACACTTTCATAAACCTAATTACCTGGAGGGGCGACTCTCCAGGTTAAAGGATCTATCTTGAGCGCATACCCTGAAACCATTATACCAGCCACAACAGACGGCATTATCAGTATAGAGAAAGGGGCCCTGGAGAGTAGGGGCTGGGAGAAGCACAGCAGGTAGCGCAAGCAGAACAAGAGAATTTATATTAAAGGATAACACGCAGTATATACTAAGGATCACGAATCAAACTACCGCCAATAATAATGTAAATGTTGAGTTCGATTATTATGTACACCCAGGAGTTTAAGGGGGCAATATGCCAACAGATGTAGACATAGCAAGCAATGCACTTTTACTGATAGGGGATGAGCCAATCAGCTCTTTAACTACTGGCACTGGCGCAGGTTTTGAGGTGGCAGCAGCTATCTACCCAGAGACATACAAACAGGTGCTATCTGAGCACCCCTGGAGTTTTGCCCTAAAGGAGCAGGTCTTGAGCCAGCTTACACAGACACCAGACGACAGGACAGGCTATACCTATGCATACCAGATACCCACTGACTTAATAAGGCTATGGGCCATTTTTGAGCACGGTAACTATGTGATTATAGGGGATCTCTTATACAGTAATTCCAATTCCCTCATGGCAAGATATGTGTATAAGGTCACAGAAACATCCTTACCGCCTCATTTTGTTGTTGCTTTTCAATACAAGCTTGCATCAGACTTTGCAAACAGCATTACAGAGAGCACCAGCAAGGCTGAATATTACGAGGCAAAATACAGAGTTGCAATCTCACAGGCCAGGAGCATTGATTCACAGGGCAGACCACAGGAGCCTATTGTGGACTCTCCATTTGTGGATGTCAGATTTTCAGGGCGTGGCCCATACTCAAGGTGGTATTAATTAATGGCTGATCTTTGGAATATTCAGAGCAATTTGAATAGGGGTGAGCTGGATCCTCTTTTGTTGGGTAGAACAGACCTAACAGCTTATTACAACGGAGTGCAATCAGCCAGGAATGTTCTTTGTTTACCCCAAGGAGGCATGAAGAAACGCCCAGGGACAGAGTTTCTAGGTGAAGCCCTTGGTAATGGTAGGCTTGAGAACTTTTCGTTTAATGTCGAGCAAAATTACCTTCTTGTTTTCTCTGCTTTAAGGATGGAGATATACAAGGATGGTGTATTGCAGACCAATATTAACGGGTCAGGCAATGATTATCTTGTAACCCCATGGACTTACTCAGAGGTGCTTGAGTTTGATTATATACAATCAGCAGACACTATCATAATCACTCACTCAGATGTAGAGACTCAGACCATTACCAGGACCTCAGATACAGCATGGACAATAGCAGCAGCGCTATTTTCTAACATACCACAGTATGATTTTAATGATGCATCAAGCCCTACACCTACCAGCGAAGTGCAGACCCTCAATTTTAACAACCAAACAGAGGGGGACAGGTACAAGATTGCTTTAGAGGGTATATTGACCGAAGAGATCACCTTTGCGGGGGATGATTCAACCAACGAGGAGAATATCAGGAGCGGGTTGCAGAATTTAATTAATACTGGATTTTCTGGGATCTCGGTATCTACAGACGCGACAGGAGATACATACAGGGTCACATTTGCAGAAGAGGACGCCAAGGATTGGGATTTGATGACCGTGACCCCAATATACACTGTTAATAGTGCGTTCGCCTGTGTAGCTACAGAGATCACACCAGGAGTGGCAAGAACAGAGGATTCCTGGAGCGATTTGAGAGGGTGGCCCACATCATGCGTTTTTCATGAGGGCAGATTGTATTTAGGAGGATCCCTTTCCAGACCTGCCACATTATGGGGCTCAAGGGTAGGGGATTTCTTTAACTTTGACAAGGGCCGGGCTCTTGATGACGAAGCCATAGAGGTGACACTCGATACTGATCAGGTAAATGCTATTCAGTCAGTATTTTCTAATAGGTCCTTGCAGATCTTCACCAGTGGAGGGGAATTTTTTGTTCCTGAATCACCTGTGACACCTACAGGGGTAGCAGTAAGCCCACAGAGTAATCTAGGTTCAAAGCGAGTAAGGCCAGTAACTATTGACGGTGTGACTCTATTCCCGCAGAGGACAGGTAACGCAATAATTCAGTTTATCTTTTTGGATGCAGTCAAGGCGAATCAGTCAAGCTCTGTGAGTGTTACAGCAGCCCATTTAATAGATGATCCTGTAAAAATGGCAGCGAGTAGGGGAACAGAGACCACAGATGCAAACTATGTGTATATAGTAAATTCAGATGGAACAATGGCAGTATATAACACCTTGGCAGCAGAAGAGGTGAGTGGTTTTACATTATGGGAGGATACAACGGGAGATATCCAAAGTGTAGCGGTGGTTGATAATGCCGTAAACCTTTTGGTGGAACGAAGTATTAATGGTTCTACAGTCTATCAAATTGAGGTAGAGAACAATGCGCTTAATACTGATTCTTCTGTTTTTGATACTACTGATGATGATGAGATAACGGGGCTTGATCACCTGGAGGGTGAAACCGTCTGGGCCAAGGCTGATGGTGCCTATATGGGGGAGTATACCGTGGTGAGGGGTTCAATAACACTCCCCAGGACCTCAGCAGACAAGGAAGCTGGACTATCTTATGTACCGACTATTCAAACGATGCCTCTGAATATTGATCTTGCAAACGGTCCGAATGCCTTTGCAAAGAAAAAAATCGCTAGAATAGGATTGCAAATATTTGAATCTAATGGAATAATTGTAAATGATC